ATATCTCAAAGGCCGTAAGAATCTGCTCCGCCGTCGTCCATTCGCTCATGGGAATCTTTGTGGCTATTGCAAGCTCTACAACTATTCGGCTGAGACTTCCGACGGCGTAACTTTTGGGTCTGCGTTCCCGGCTCCTATATCTGCAACGCCTTCACACCAAATGTCGTAAGACTTGACCGGCTTGCCGGCATTCTCACGCTTCATTGAGTTATAGGCTAGAAATAAGAGATCAGAAATGCCAATCTTTTCTTCTGCTTGCTGAATTGTGAATCCAGTCTTTTGCTCCCACTTTTGCCATTCTGGGGGAGCCGCCGTATAGGTAGCGACTTCTCCAGATTGGTATGTAACCTCGATATTTAGTTTCATGCTCCCGGCTCCTTTATTAGCTAATTGTTAAGACTGGTGTGGTCACGCAAGTGAATGCAAGAGATACTGTTTGAGCATCTGGTGCAGTGCCGCCGGCTGATGGCAAGATTGGCTGGACATCAAATGCAAATGATGCGCCTGTGTCTGCAACTAATACCACTGGAAGTCCTGTATTTGGTGCGTTTGTTGCAGCTGTCCAGAGTGCTTCGCAAAGTGATGAAGCTGCTCCCCAGTCGGCAAGCATTTCAACGGCAAATGTGCCTTGAGTATCGGTTGTGAAATATGCTTTTCCGTCAAGTGTCTGATATGTGTTAATTGTTGAATCGACTGTTAAAGTCGCGGAAGTAGCTTGGGCATCGAAATTATCACTGTCAATCGTGAAAGTGATGTCTCTGCCAGTGATGATTGTTGTTGCCATGAGTTTTCTCCTTAGTCGGTGTAATACGTTGAGACTTGCAAGTCAGACGTCAAGAATTTTCCTGCGCCGACTTCCAAAGGTGTGGGTGAGCTGACATCTCCGACGACGTATCCGGCCGGCATAGTTGAGATGATTGAAATCATTAAATCTTCAAGATTGGTCAAAGCTGCTGCGTTGCTGGAATAACCGACGACGCCGGTGATGAGCATATTTATCTTGACTTTGGTAGTTGCTCCATTGATTAAAGTGCTTTCCAAATATGGTGCGTCTGGCACGATGCAGATTGATGGGCTAGTCATTGCCTCTGGAATGCCGTTATAGACATTGGCTGCAATGCTTGAAAGTGCAGTCTGCAATGGTGTGCGGATGTCGGCTTCAATTGTCATAAACAAAGAGTTTCGACTTCAAGAAATGGCCCAAGCAAGCCGACGATACGATTGGTTAAGCTGCGGCCAAGGACGAATGGTGACGGCTGAAATTGGTCGCTCATAATCTGATTACCCGGAGCTGTAACGCTTTGGAATACTTCAACGGCCACGACAAGGATTGCTGACTTAATGGGAGCAACGCCAGAGTATAAATCGCCGGCGGTTGCCCCATCAATACACGCAAGCCCGCTCGGAATGATTGGGATGGTGTATGTGCTGTCTGCTTGCCCCGTTGCAGACGTAAAGACCATTGGAGCAATGCGATCATCTGTGACTGTGACTGTCGCATCATAAACGCCGCATCCGGTAATGACGACATCTTGACCCGGCACGAAATAATTGACGCGCTGAGTTCCATAATAGGCAATTGAATTTTCTACAAAGACTTCTGTGACTGCTGATTGGTATCCAGTAAGCAATGGCAGAATCGTCAGCTCTGCGCTGTCAATCATCTGCTCAAGGTATGCGTTGGAATAGAGAGATACGGAAACGCCAAGAATTTGGCGCAGTTCTGCGGCTGTGACTATTTGTGGCATTTCCGTTCCCTTCTACTGCTCGACCACATCCGGGAGCGGCTGTGGCCGATGATTGATTTTTAGCTTATGACTTTGAATCCACCAGCTGCAAGCTTTGTGGCACATGCACCATAAGAGTTCAGTGAGATTTCAACTGTTCCGTCAGATGGCTTATTGACATCAAGACGATAGTTTCCGCTTTCGTACCATGTGAATGCATCTGGCTCAAGGACGACCATTGAATCATCGCCTGTACCAGTAAATTCACCTGAGTTATCAACGTAGAAATTCAAGCCAAGTACGACTCCACGTTGTGACTGACCATTGACTTGACCAGCCTGATTCTGTGGAAAATACGCATTGAATAGCGGTGTTCCATTGTCGTTGTAACCCATGATGTTTGACCATTGTCCTGGTGACACCAAGATGTTACGCGCAAAGCGTTGAGTTCCTGAATAAACAGCTGCATTAGCGCGGCTGACATATCCAATCAATCCCGCAGCTGTGTTAGCTGTTGAAGTTCCATCAGCTACCGCATCTGTCTTGATTTGATCTGCAACGTACTTGTTCTGAGAGAACGCCATAGCTGATCCCATAATTCGAACAAGTTCATTGAAGAAATCTGGTGAGCTGCGCTCGATGATTTCTGTGGTCAGAATGTTACGGCCTGCAAAGCGTGTAATTGGAACGGAAATGAAACTTGACTCAATTCCTGTATTTGAAACTGCGCCACCTTCTGCAACTGCGGCCACTGTTGCAATTTGAGAAATCTTAGGGATTTCGAATTGAAGCCCAGCGTCCGGCAAAGTTCCACGGCTGACTGCATCAATTGCGCCGCGTGTTCCATTGCTTAGTCCGTTGATAACTTCTTGCAATTGACGTGTTGGGTTGAAAGCTGGGTTAGTTGTTCCAAGGTCGTCGTTAGCTGCTGCAACGTAAATTGCAGAATCTGACATTGGGTTTAACTTTGCCTTAATTGAGTGTTCCATCCATGAACCAAGATTTACAATTGGTGATCGTGGTGAAGTGAAATATGGTGCTGGCTTGTTAGCATGCACGATTTGCGCTGAAGCCTCTACCGATTCAACGGCTGGTGCTTCTGTTTTTTCGGTAGTGGTATCCACTGCGTCTCCTTCGGTTGGTGTTTCTTCTGGTGTGACTTCGGTAGTCGCTGCGACATGACTGACGCGAGCTTCATCGAATGCTGGGTTGTGTGTTAGTGCTACGCCGACCAAAGTCGCTGAATTGACGACCATTGTGCCGTCCTCGTTAAATCCATGGTCTGCGACATTTGCTTCAACTGAGAATCCATCGCGAAGTCCATCCATCGCTTCTTGAATTGCATCTGAGCCGGCTGTGGTCTTTGAAATCTTAAACGTGGCATTGATTGATTTGCCATCTGGTGCAAGCTCCATTGATAGCGTCTTTCCAATTGGTCGCTTTGAATCGTGTTCCAGATTTAGTTTGACCGATGCTGGAATCAATGAACCGGATTTGAATAATACTTTTCCAGTTGATGCATTTGCTGGCGTATCGAATTGCACAATTTGGCCGGTGATAGTGCGTTCTTCTGAATCGGCCGCTGTGATTGTGAATGGTGTTAGTACCTTCATCGGATTATGTCCTCTGCTACTCGGATTTCTTCTGCACTCAATGCGCCAACGCGATTGAGGATTTCATAGATTTGTGCGCGTTCTAGTGCTGAGCCGCGCAAGTAATCATCAAGTGCGTATTCGACGCGCTGTGTTGATGGCGTGAAGTCCGGCATTGATAATCTTTCGGTTACTGCGTTCATCAGCGGAATCAAAGAGAAATCAAGCAAAGTCTGACGCGTCGTACTTGCGTTGCTGTACGTCATGCTCGAACCAGTTTCGGCGTCAATGAAATAAGCCGGGATTCCCAAAGCTCTGGCGAGTTCTGTTGCAATGTAACTTCTCGCAGCTGCAAGCTGCAATTTTTCTGGGTCGAATCCCAAAGTCTCCAGAGAAATATCCGCATTCAAGAATGCCGTTGTGCGATTTCTACGACTTGCACCCCAAGACTCCAGGAGTTTAGCAATGCGATCTGCTGGCAATGCAGTTCCATTTGATTTCAATACCATTTGTGGAACAGGCTCACGCGCATAGAGAGCTGCGGCGCGTTCTAACTCTGCACCGGTGCGAATTGTCATTCCAGCGCGATTGAGCAAGCCTTCATCATTTCCGTAAAAGACAACGAGCGAACCAACGCCTGAAAGCGGAAGCGGTGTATGACCATCGATTGAATACGATTCAATTTCTGTTGAATCTGAATTTGTGTTGATAGTTACACGATCCGGCGAAATTCT